CAAACAGGGGATTGTGTTAGACACTTACCTGTCCACACTCCAGCATTTAGTGAAACTAGCATCAACGAATGGATGGAAAGCACACGCATGGCATCGGGCAAAGGAGTTGGAGACTCACCCAACAGGCATTTGGAGGAATATCAGCAGGGACTTAACAGACATTATGAAAGCAAAAAATGACATTGTGGATAGGTTGTGACCCCGGAATGGCAAGCGGCGCAATAGGTGCAGTAGATGACTACGGCAACTATGTAGCCTCTTTTGACATTGAACATAAGGACAAGCACATATTGGCATTGGTCTTTAAGTCTAGATTATTGTCAATCATTGACCCAAAAGAAGGGGCGGAGATATGTTTAGAAAATGTCCATAGTATGCCAAAACAAGGAGTTGTAAGCGTTTGGAATTTTGGTCGTGCAGTAGGGGTTATTTCGGCAGTATGTGAGTTAACCCGTTACCCTGTTCACCTTGTCACCCCTCAGAAGTGGAAAAAGCATTTTCATCTGACAGCAGACAAAAGCGAAAGCCTAGACATGGCACGATACCTTTGGCCTGAAGCCAAATTAAAGCGCAAAAAGGACATAAACAAGGCTGAAGCTCTACTAATCGCAGAATATTTAAGGCACACCCTCAATGGCATTGAAAAACAGAAGTCAACCCCCTAACACCAAGGGACAAGTCGTTTTCTACACTGACAAGGAAAAGGAAGCACTGAAACACATTGGCGGTGGTTCAGTGGCTGAAGGTGCTCGCATAAGCATACGATGGGCGGCGCATTTTTGGCGTGTGGGTTTGCGCCCTGACTTTGATTTGAACCATGTTGGAATCTGTTTATTTGTGGATGATGAACACGCTGACGAACTCTAGGGCTAAAAAATATGGCTAGGAAGGCTTAAAAGGCACTTTTTAGGCGTTGTTTTTGGTAAGCCCTCAATACCCTACATTGTTGGGATTGCAAGGGCTAAAAAATGGGCAATAAAAAACCGCCCGAAGGCGGCTGAATGTTAGTGGTCACTAACTTATATGCTTTGAAATAGTATCCAAACAGCTTTTTGCAACAGATTCACCCATTAACCAAATTACATCATAATATTTTTCTGCATCAATTTCAGCTTGTTCCCATGTCTCAAATTGACCAATAAAATGAATCAATCCATCACTTGCCAAACAAAAAAACTTCTCCATTTTTAACACCTTTCATTTTCTGAGAATTATTTTCAAAATTAGAGCAATTGTGGCGTAAATCAAAGCGCCACCTCTGATTTATTTAGGATTTGCTCAATTTCCCGCATTTGATAAGGGTCAATATTTAACCAATTGGTTTCACCCCTACTTGTTTGTATTTTTAGCATTATTTGCCCGTTTTTTTCATCTACTGCATTAGAGTGATTCAAAGGGTAAGGCAAAGCCCTGAATAGTTGGGTTTCAATGTAATTCATTCTGACACCTCTATTTCAAAAGGAATCGAGTTATCAATAAATGATTGCCTCATCCCATAAGGTAAAGATAAAACAATGCCAAATTGACGATTAAGAGCGGCTTTGACCTCTAAGGGTAAATTCTTTAAATTAGGCTCATCGGGACAATCAGAGATAGATAATTGTTTGCCATCAGGGAAAATTACATATTGGCAAGCGGCAATTGCACCATGTTTAATTGTGTACTTCATTCTGACACCTTTGAATTGTCGAAACAGAATGTATAGCCTTTGCCATCGGCACTGTCACCAAAGCGCATATCAGTTAAATCCCAGTCTAATTGGTGCTTTTCGACCAATGCCTTAACTGCTTGGAAATGGCAAACCTCATATGAATATTCATGCGGGTATGAAATAGTGGCTTGAAAGCCCTTAATGTCGCCGCATCCTACTGTATAGGCTTTTATGCGTGAACCTTTGGAATTGGTCGCTGGTATATATTTTGTGTGAATTGCAATCATGATTGACACCTATTCAAAAAACACAAGGAAAGCCCTTGTAAGCCCTTACATTGTGAAAATGCAAGCCAAAGGGGACAATATCCCCAATGGTTTGGACTCTGTTTAAACGCTCTAATTATTGAATTCGTGGTGAACGATACAAATAACCTCATTGTCAGACTTTTGGATTGTCTCGACAATGTGGCAAAAGTATGCGCCAGCGTCATTAGTGTCACGATAAACCAATGGGTGAAGATATGCCCATGCGTCATTTTCACTTAAATAATCGTTTAAACATTGCAACAAAATATATTGTTGAGACCCATCGCAACCCTTATCAATTGTGCCGATGGTGGTTACAGTGATTTCGAGGTCAGTTGTTGTTTCGGTGGTCATAATCAAAGCCTTTCAATTATCAGAATTAGAGATAACACAATGGCGGCAAAGCCGCATACACCGAGCACGATAGAATCTATTTTATCCATGGTGTTTAAACGCTTTCGGCAATGAGGTTGACCCGATAGGCTGGGCAGTTAAGCCATGCTGTTTCGAATAGGTCGAAAAATGCCTCATGCAGTTTTTCGCTGTTAGTTTTATCTGCTCGAATCATTGCCTCACCAATGTGAGCCGCAAAGCCACCGTATGAGCCTTTAGACAATTCAAGAGCCGCATATAAAAGTTTATCTTGTTGAGAATAGTCTGACATTTCAAAGCCTTTCAAAGTTTATAGAATTGGTGACAATGCACCCCAAGCCAGTCTGTCACACTGGCTCAGGCTAAACTGTTTAAACGCTATCCATTTCGCCATGGTCAGGGCAGTGAGGTGCGCCCATCTCAGTCAGCCATTTGCCAGCAACCCGAACCGTGTAACCACAGTCACGGCAAACGCATTTGAGCATACGGGTGCTTTGTTTCTTTTGAGCATTTGAAGGGATAAGGTCAGCGTGAGGGTAAGCACCGAGCCGAGCCAGTACAGGCTCTGCCCACTGTTTAAACGCATCGCCCGCATGTGTGGCGGTCAATTTACCCTCTAAACCAATGGCACGGGCAGTTTTACCGAATTTTGAGCCATGCCCGTCGTTTGGGTGACAAGCGTGAACCAGTTCGTGAGCCAGTATGTCCAAAACCCGCAGACTGTCGCTGATTGTGGGTGAAATGAAAATCTCTGCGTGTTTGTCAGCCGAAGCCCGAGCAGACCAGCACTCGCCAATTCTTCGGTTCTTTGCCGCAAGGGCTGATTTTGAAGGGAAGCCACAAGATGCACGAACCTCCAAGGGTAGGTCAACGCCATGCTGTTTAAACAGGCTTCTAAGCTCTGTGGTTGCTTGAGAGAGCCACTGCTCTCTAGTCTGTGTGTGTGTCATTATCAACGCCTCTCTAAGTGACTGCCCGACTGTGGGCATTTTACTAATGCACATACCATGCCAATTCTAGGCTTTCAGCCAGCACCGCACATAGAATGAAAGTGCTCACTAACAGAGTGCACCAAAAGGGTGATGTTAGTAAACACTCTGCACCAAATCAGTGTTGTTAGTGTTCACTCTGCACCATCTTAGCCCATATAAATATCCTATCAATAATGTGTTATCAATAGTTTTCAGTTTGTTGTGCAGTGCAATATATTTCGCATTGTGAAAGGTTCCGCATTATGGTACATCGCCCCTATCTACCAACCAAGCGCTTGCTTTGTGGAAATAATCCAACACATATGTTAGTGCTTGCTAACCATTAAGTGAGTAAGTGCTTACTGGGTAGGTTAGTGGTTGCTTACTTGTAAGTGAGTGCTCACTTTGATGGGGGGGAGGGGGTGTGTGTGAGTTGTAAATATTTGTGAACCCTCCTGCGCACTTAAAAAGCAATGTTTAGCGTAAGACGCAAACAAGTATGTTTGGTGGAAAAAAAGGAGAGGGTTTGTATAGGCGTAGCAAGGCAGTCGTAGCAATCCTCATGGTCTTGAGAATCCCTTGACTAGGGTGGGTGTCGTATAGCGTATAGAGTTAAGCTGACTCTATGGGGCATCAGGTCGTATTACTGTTTCCAGTGCGTACCGCTTTATAGCCACCGCCCTTGACTTCCCTTTCGGGTCTTGTTGGGCAACCGTATATCTCATGCCTTTGAGGGTGCGACTGCCACACCCGACATCCCTTTACTTATCACGCCAATCTGTTGTATCCGTGTTGGATTTACCAATGTTACACGCCTCACACAACACTTGCAAGTTCTCAATGTCTAACTCTAATGCTGGAAAGCGTGATCTGGGTTTTATGTGGTCAACATGAATGAAGCCACCACTCTCCCCACAAGCCTGACACTTCTTGCCAAACTTCACCAATGCCTTGTATCTGACCTCTCGCCATTCCCGAGTCTTATAGAAGTCTTTCCCCATCCCAAAGAAATAAACAGGAGGTGGCGCAAATTGGACTTTCTTCTTGGGAGACTTCTTCTGCATAGCCCAAGCTATCTGAGAAGCCTTCTTATTGATAAGTGCCTGAATCACAGGGCTGGATTCTGCTAGTTTTGCTAAGGTTTTTTTTGCTTTGGTGGCTCTGGACTTGCGTTGTTGCTTAACTGCCGCCATCCCTGTCTTACTGTAAATTGCCATGAAAAAAGCCCTTTAGAGGTAGTACAGTTGCGCCCCCTGAATGCTCAGAGGCTGTACCACCGCTAAAAGGCTCATAGTCTGGCGCAATCAGACTTGACAAGACTATACAAGAAAACAATTCTCGTGTAAAGTGTGTACTAACTTCCAAGACGCATGGAGATTATGGCAAATGGTAAGCGAACTGATGGAGGACGCTCCAGAATCGCTCCGCTCGCTTTAGTCTCCAGCCGTGTTGGTGGAAACGGTTTGGCTCCGTGGGAGTTTTTCGTTGTTGGATTGCGCCCAACCCTGCCTCATGGGAGCCACCAACAACCTTCTTCCTTAAATTGGACAAAAGATGAACGCTGTAGATGCACTTCCTGATAACCTGAAGAAAAAGGGCAGACCCCGTGGTTCAGGCAAGATGACCTTATCCAAATACGCAGACAACCCTGCGGCTCTCGTCTTACCCAAGACTGAACAACAGAAAATCAAAGAACTCAAAGAACTCCTGATAAACAGTGCTGGTTCTAATGTCGTCATCAAAGCAGTTGAGATTGCCATGAATGACGAACACCCTGCTCAAATGGCGGCACTCAAACTCTGTATGGACAGAATGCTTCCTGTCTCCTTGTTTGAAAAAGAAGGAAAACAACGCTCCGCAGTCAACATCACCATCTCAGGCATAGGTGGTGTCAGTATTGGGGAAAACCCTGTCCTAGAAGCAGAAGATGTAGAGGTTAAAGATGACTGATTGGCTAAATGAATACCAAAAATTTTCTGCGACTCCTTGGAGTCCTACTACACTAAAACCAGAGGAAGAACAGCAGTTTCGCAGTTGGTTACAAGGAACTCAACTGTTTAACTCTATCAAATCAGACATAGCCGCTGAACAAAAACTGCCTGTAGAAAAGTTGGACAACCAACGAGTTACAGAGATGATTCTTCAATCTCCTGACTATGACTACAGGGGAGCATGGAAAGCAGGGATAAAAGAAACCATCAGCCCTTATGACGGCAAACCTCACTTCCCATCGTCTACCAAAACAGGAAAAATGCTAAAAGACCCAAGTCATCCCACAGCATGGAAAGAATTTTTTATGCGTCAGTATGGCGCAGACCCTGATGCAATGGGACTTGACACTGTAGAAAAAGCCAAAAACTGGAGTCTTTCAACACAAAAGGTAGATACCCCGTTTTACAAAGACCCCTTCTCAATTCCAGACTACAGCATCGAATAATGTCCGACCTAAACTTCAGTCTCCTCCCTTGGCAACAAGAAGTCTTTGCTGATAAAACCCGTTTCAAAGTCATTGCCGCTGGTCGCAGATGCGGTAAGTCTCGCCTCTCAGCCGTTACCCTCCTGATTGAAGGACTGCAATGCACTGCTGGCTCGGCTGTGCTGTATGTTGCACCTACCAATGGTCAGGCTAGGCAGATTATTTGGGATGTTTTGATGGAGTTAGGCAGAGATGTTATTCAGTCTAGCCACATCAACAACATGGACATCACCCTGATAAACGGAGCAAAAATCTATGTTAGAGGTGCAGATCGCCCAGATACTCTGCGAGGAGTGTCACTCACCTATGCTGTGCTTGACGAGGTTGCCGACATCAAGCCAGAAGCTTGGGAGCAAGTCATTCGAGCTTCGCTGTCAGACAAAAAAGGTCGGGCAATGTTCATCGGAACTCCCAAAGGTCGTAACTTTTTCTATGACGTATTTAAACTCGGAAACTCAGAAGAAGACAAAGATTGGAAATCTTGGCACTTCACCACCAAAGATAACCCCCTGATCGACCCCTCTGAGATTGAATCTGCCAAGAAAACCCTCTCTACCTTTGCCTTCAAGCAAGAGTACATGGCTTCCTTTGACAACGCTGGCTCAGATGTCTTCAAAGAAGAATGGCTGAAATATGGAGTAGAGCCTGAGCATGGAAGCTACTACATTGCTGTGGACTTGGCTGGTTTTGAGGAAGTTGCCAAACAAGCCGCCAATTCCAAGAAAAGGCTAGACCAGACTGCTATCTCTGTGGTCAAGGTCACAGACGATGGGAAATGGTTTGTCAAGGAGATTGCCTATGGGCGGTGGGACATCAGGGAGACAGCCGCCACGATTCTGCTGAAAATGAGGGAATATAGGCCTTTGTCGGTGGGAATTGAGAGGGGAGCGTTAAAAAACGCAGTTTTGCCGTATTTGAGTGACTTAATGCGAAAAAATAATGTATATTCGCACATAGTTGACTTAACGCATGGCAACAGGAAAAAGGCTGACAGGATTATCTGGAGTCTCCAAGGGCGGTTTGAGCATGGGCGCATTGTGCTGAACTCTGAGGAAGATTGGGATGAATTCAAAGACCAACTCTTAATGTTTCCAGCCCAAGGCGTACACGATGACTTACCCGACTCTTTGTCATACATCGACCAACTTGCTGTCACTACATACTTTGAGGAAGATCAAGAAGATGAGTGGCAACCACTAGATGTAATATCGGGGATATAAATGGCAACAGACAAACTTGAACAAAACGAATTTTATGAGCCGACTGAGGCTGATAAAGAATTGACAGATTTTGTCACTGACCATTGCCAACGCTGGCGTGATTACCGAGACACCAACTTCCTCCCTGATTGGCTAGAGTACGAACGCATCTTCCGAGGTCAATGGGCTTCTGAAGACAAGACCCGTGAGTCTGAGCGTAGCCGTATCGTCACCCCTGCCACCCAGCAAGCCGTTGAAACTCGTCATGCTGAGATCATGGAAGCTATCTTTGGACAAGGCGAGTTCTTTGACATTGAAGACAATATCCAAGATGTGAACGGCAACCCCATTGATGTTGAGTTAATCAAGGCTCAACTGATGGAAGACTTCAAAAAAGACAAGATCAGGAAGTCCATTGACCAGATTGAGTTGATGGCTGAAATCTACGGTACAGGCATTGGCGAGATTATTGTCAAGACTGAAAAAGAGTTTATCCCCTCTACACGACCTATCCCCGGTCAGCCCGGTCAAGCGGCAATTGGAGTCATGGAAAGAGACAGGATTGCAGTCAAGATCATGCCTGTCAATCCCAAGAACTTCCTTTTTGACCCCAACGGTACTTCCATTGATGACTGCATGGGCGTGGCTATTGAGAAATATGTCTCAATCCACAAGGTTGTTGAAGGTATTGAACGAGGCATCTACCGCAAGGTAGACATCACGCCCACCTACGAAGACACTGACCTTGAGCCAACCCAAGAAGTGTCTCAGTACCAAGACGAGAAGGTGCTTTTGCTCACCTACTACGGTCTTGTCCCCCGTGAATACTTGAACAACTTAGAAGAAAACAAAGAGATTGTTGAGTTGTTCCCTGAGAACTCTGCCGCAGAAGACTACACAGACATGGTTGAAGCCATTGTCGTAATTGCCAACGATGGTTTGTTGCTCAAAGCTGAGGAAAACCCTTATATGATGAAGGACAGACCCGTCTTGGCATACCAAGATGACACTGTTCCTAACCGTTTGTTGGGTCGTGGCACAGTGGAAAAAGCATTCAATATGCAAAAAGCCATTGATGCACAGACTCGTAGCCACTTAGACTCACTGGCACTGACCACTTCCCCCATGATTGCGATGGATGCAACACGGTTGCCAAGGGGCATGAAGTTTGAGATCAAGCCGGGCAAGGCAATCCTCACCAATGGCGCACCCAGTGAGATTCTTTACCCATTCAAGTTTGGTCAAAGTGACCCCAACAACCTAGCCACTGCCAAAGAATTTGAGCGTATGTTGCTCCAAGCCACTGGCACATTGGATTCTCAGGGCATGGTCAGCCAATCTGCTAGGGATGGTGGTGGTATGTCGATGGCAGTAGCCTCTATCATCAAGAAATACAAGCGTACTTTGGTGAATTTCCAAGAAGATTTCTTGATTCCATTCATCAAGAAGGCGGCTTTTCGGTTCATGCAGTTTGACCCAGAGCGTTACCCCTCTGTAGACATGAATTTTGTGCCTACTGCCACCTTGGGCATCATTGCCAGAGAGTACGAACAACAGCAATTCATTGGTTTGTTGCAGACTTTGGGTGCTGAGACTCCTGTTTTGCCAATTATCCTCAAAGGAATCATTGGAAACAGCAGTTTGAGCAACAGAATGGAGTTGATTGCCAAGTTGGAAGAAATGATGCAACCCAATCCTGAAGCACAACAGATGCAACAGGCTCAACAGCAGTTGGCTATCCAAGCGGCACAGGCTCAGATTGCAGTTTCTACGACTCAGGCTGAACAAAACAGGGCTGAAGCACAGAAATTGCTCACAGAAGCACAGTTGATGCCCCAAGAAGTGCAAGCCAAGAACATGGCGGCTGTCACAAAGAATCTTCCGAACCAAGATGACTTGGCTTCCAAAGAGTTTGACAAGAGAGTTAAGATTGCTGAGTTGATGTTGAAGGAAGCAGACATCAAAAACAAATCTAAGATTGTTGAACTGCAAATGGCAGAGAAAAACAACAAAGTTGCTGGCATGGAACAAGACTTTCTTGAACAACTCTCAAAACAATTAAGTTCTGCTCAAACTGGTACTGAATAATGGATGTCGAAAAACTTGCCAAGGAGCTAATCCTTAAAAACATGACTCCTGAACAGCAGATGGCTGTTCTTGAAGGCATTAAATCTACTGTTGCCGAAGCCAAAGAGGTGCAAAAACGCAAGATTGGCGAGAATGTTGACATAGTTGTCCAAGCACTCAAAAAGATTGAGGCAGACATTCGCTCTCGTTATGACGATGTTGGCAATGCCATTGAAAAGCGTGTTGCTTCTATCAAAGATGGTCGTGATGGTATCAACGGCAAGGATGGAAGGGATGGCAAAGATGGAAAAGCAGGTCGAGATGGCGCAAAGGGTGATAAGGGTGACGCTGGTCGAGATGGGCGTGATGGAGTGGATGGTGTTGATGGTGTTTCTGTTACCTCTGCTCGCATTGATTTTGATGGTAGCCTTGTCATTGTCCTGTCTAGTGGCGTTGAACTCAATGTTGGTGAGGTTGTTGCTCCTGATCTTGCAGAACGCATCAAAGTCATTACTAATGGTGGCGGTACTTCTCAGTCTGTTCTTGATACTCTAGCCTCCCTACAGACCCAAATCAATAACCTGATTCCTAGCCAAACAGGAAACTCAGGAAAGTTCTTAACTACCAATGGCTCAGTTTTGTCTTGGGCTACTGTCAGTGGCAGTGGACTGACATACCAAGGTACATGGAACGCATCTACCAACACGCCTACATTGACCAGTAGCACAGGCTCAAGCGGTTATTACTATGTGGTGGCAACGGCTGGCTCTACTAACCTTGATGGCATAACAGATTGGAATATTGGAGATTGGGTAATTTTTAATGGTACTGTTTGGCAGAAGATTGACCAATCAGAAACATTACAAACAGTTACATCTGCTGATGCCAGTGTCACAGTCACAACAACAGGAACAAATGCTGATCTTGCTGTTTACTCCTCACCAAGACTGATTACTCAGGTTCGCAATGAGACAGGCGCAACGCTGACAAAGGGAACAGTTGTCTACATCAATGGTGCTTCTGGCAACAAAGCCACTGTAACCAAGGCTCTTGCAACAGGGGACACTACTTCTGCCCAAACACTTGGTTTGATTTTGGCAGATATTTCAACAAACAATAACGGCTATGTGATTTTGGCTGGAGACATTGCAGGGTTAGACACTTCTGCATTTGCCGCTGGTACACAGTTGTATTTGAGTTCTTCTACGGCTGGTACATACACATCTACCAAACAATACGCTCCTAACCATTTGGTTTATGTGGGTGTTGTCACTCGTAGCCATGTGAATCAAGGCTCAATTGAGGTCAGGATTCAAAACGGCTATGAGATGGATGAGTTGCACAATGTGTCTGCTCAGAATGCCACCAATGGTCAAGTGTTGATCTACAACGAAACAACTGACTTGTGGGAAAAGAACACGCTAACTGATGGCACAGGTATAACCATTACTGAAGGTGCTGGTTCAATCACTGTTAACAATACTGGAGTGACTTCAGCTGTTGCTGGCACTGGAATCTCTGTCTCAGGTGCTACTGGTGCTGTGACAATTACCAACTCTGCACCAGATCAGACTGTTGCATTAACTGGTGCTGGTACAACTAGCATTACTGGTACTTACCCTAACTTCACTATCACTTCTAATGATACCTATACAGGTACTGTAACTTCTGTCACTGGAACTTCACCAGTTTCGTCAAGTGGTGGGAATAACCCTGCTATTTCATTGGCATCTGGTTATGGTGATACTCAGAATCCTTATGCGTCTAAGACTGCCAACTATGTTTTAGCCGCACCTAATGGGTCTTCTGGTGTACCAACATTTAGAGCAATTGTTGCGGCTGATATTCCTACATTGAACCAGAATACAACTGGAACAGCAAGCAATGTCACTGGAACTGTTGCAATTGCAAATGGTGGAACAGGAGCAACTACATTAGCTGGTGCTTCAATTGTTACTTATACTGGTTCTGAAACTTTAACTAATAAAACTTTAACAAATCCAACAGTTACAAATTATGTTGAATCTGTAGTCGCAATTGGTACTGTTACAACATCAAACACAATAGCATTAACAAATGGAACAGTTCAGACCGCAACTCTGACTGCATCTACTGCTTGTACATTTACCATGCCAACAGCAAGTGCGGGTAAATCATTTGTTCTTTTGCTTAAACAAGCAGCATCTACAGGCAATGGAACAGCAACATTCACAGGTGTTAAATGGGGAACTGCTGGCGCACCAACAATTACTGCTACTGCTGGAAAAATGGATATTTTGACTTTTATTGCTGATGGAACAAATTGGTATGGCTCTATTTCACAAGGATATACACCTTAATGTTTGCCGCTAAGAATTTCTTTCTTACAAGTAGCATTTTGGTGACTCCAACAGTTGAATATCTTGTTGTTGCTGGTGGAGGTGGTGGCGCACAATATACAGGTTCTGGTGGCGGTGGTGCTGGAGGATTTAGAACAGCTACTAATTTTGCGGTGACTGCTGGAGTTGCTATTACAGTTACTGTTGGTGGTGGCGGTTCTGGTGGAGTTAGTGGTTCACAATCAACTAATGGATCAAATTCTGTATTTAGTTCAATAACATCTACTGGTGGTGGTGGTGGTGGTGGCTATACAGGTTCGTTTTATAGTGGCAAAAGTGGTGGCTCTGGTGGAGGTGGTCCTTATGCTGTAGGAAGTGCTGGTACTGGAACTGCTGGACAAGGTAACAATGGCGGTGCTGGTGGTGGTTCTGACTCTGGTGGTGGTGGCGGTGGCGCAAGTGCGGTTGGTGGTACTGGTGGAGCTTCAGGCGGTAATGGTGGAGCTGGAACTGCTTCTTCAATAAGTAGTGCTTCTGTTACTTATGCTGGTGGCGGTGGCGGTGGTCGTTATCCATCTGGAAGTGCTGGAAGTGGTGGCTCTGGTGGTGGCGGTGCTGGTGGCGTTTCTCCAAATGGAGGTTCAGCAGGAGCGGCAAATACAGGTGGCGGTGGTGGAGGTGCTGGCTCTAACAGTACAGCCGTAGCTGGAGGGGCTGGAGGTTCTGGTATCGTGATTATTAGATATGCAGATAGTTACCCTGCGGCAACATCTACAACAGGTTCGCCAACTGTAACAGTTACAGGTGGCTACCGAATTTATAAATGGACAGGCTCAGGGAGTATTACCTTCTGATGGCACACTTTGCACAAATCAATGAGGAAAATATTGTCATACAAATTATTGTTGTGGCAAATCAAGAACTTTTTGAAAATGGAATAGAGAGCGAAGCAAAAGGAATTGCATTTTGCCAATCTTTGTTTAGCGGAGAATGGAAGCAGACTAGTTACAACGGCAATATTCGTAAAAATTATGCTGGTATCGGATATAAATATGATAATCAACGAGATGCTTTTATTCCTCCAAAACCATATTCAAGTTGGACTTTAAATGAAGAAACTTGTAGATGGGATGCGCCAGTAGCCTACCCAACAGATGGAAAAATCTACATTTGGGATGAACCAACATTATCATGGATTGAAAGACAATTATGACCCCAGAACTACAAAAGTATTACGAATCACGATTTGAGATGATGGGAATGGATGGTTGGAAAGATTTAACTATTGATATTGACAATATGATAGAGTCACTCAATAATATAAGCGTAATTCCTGATGAAAAGACTTTGCAGTTCCGCAAAGGTGAACTTTCCATCTTGACTTGGCTGAAAACTTTGAAAGAAGTCAGCGAACGAGCCTACGAGGAATTGAATGAAAAGAATGTATGAATTTGTCTGCGAAAGTGGACACAGAATTGAGAGGTACTGTGATTATGAGACACAGGAAACTCAGTGTGAGTGCGGTGGTTCAGCCAA